GCCTAGCTTTAAAGCCTCTTCTTTTTGCACGTTCATTTTCTGATAAGTCGGCCCGAGCTCTGCAATATGCTCTGCATGTCGCTTCAGTATCTCGTCAACGCTCTTAACGTCTCGGCCAGCGTTTAAAAAATACTGTACTGCGGCAGCTCCTGCGAAGGTGAGCGCCTGCGTTACTAAACCTATGGGATTAAGCATTGTTAGAAATGCATTGCCCAAGCCCTTCACAAGCCCAGTAAGCCCCCCTGCTCCGCTGAGCATTTCGCCCAATTTTCCGCCTTGTTGAAGGCCAATCATAAATGGGGAGTCGCCACTTGCCATTCGGGTGCCCATTTCAATGAGGACATCCTTCAGGTCTTTCGCCTTTATGCTCACCGCCTCGATTGAATTTTGGTTGCTCTGGCTTTCTACATTCATGCCGGTGAGTGAACCCGCAACCTTGTCAACGGCTCCCGCTGTAGAAGAACAGCTGTTCTTCCATTCTATCATGCCAGCCGTCGCTTTGCCGATCGCTCCTGTGCTTGCGGCCGCTTTGACGCCTAGCGTACTAATCGCGCGAGCCGCCGCCCCTACTTCCATCTCAACGTTGTCTGCCGCAACAGCAACACGATTTATGCCTGCAGCAGCCTGATCAGCACCAACGATCGTGAATTTCACACCCAAAGTTGCAATATCTGTCACTGGCATACCTTTTCAAAACATGCGAAATACAACCCTGCGCTTTGAGTGGGGGATTTCGTGATTAGATTGTGGCGATTGGCCGGTCTGGCTCTTCTGCTGCCAGCCATTGGCGGCTGTAATTTTTCTGAATCGAAATTGGTGACCGTGTGCGAAGAGGTTTTGAAACTGAGACTTATAGCGCCGGCAGGATACAAGCGGGTCGAAATCGAAGAATCCAAAGAGCCTCTCGGCCGCGACGACTACAAACGTTATTTGGCCGGGGACGAATATGGGCCACTCATCCAGGGAGCCAGGATGAAGGATTTTGACCGAGGCCGTGTAAAACCTCAGATGTTTGAGGTTCTCATAACTTACGATGCTCCTAACGCCTATGGCACACCAATTCGCGGCACCTCCAGATGTCAGTATCCAACTGACAATGAAGACACCTCCAGAGCGGACCGTCTCTACGTAATGGTTGACGGCAAAACGAACGCGGAGTGGTTAGAGACGCAGCGCTAAGAAAAGCGGGCGACTATGAGGTTTCAGCTACTTCTGACTGCATTCTCCGCGTGCACTCCCCTATACGGGATGGATTCGCGACACATTCAGACGGCTGTTCAGCTGAAGTAACGGCACCCCACTGGTACTCCTTAAAATTTCTGAGAGACACTTATGGACGTTTGGCTAAAAGCTTTGATCGCAACCGCATGCGTAGTGGTAATCGCGAGCGCCGCGATTGTCGGCGGTGTTGTTGGCTGGCAATACTACCAGGCATGGCAGGAGGAGAAGGCTGCCAAGCTTGCCGAACGAAAATTCAAATGCACCGATGCATTGAGAGAAGAAGTCCGTGCGAAAGCAGGAGAAAAGACATATGGTTCATTAGCTCTCATGGTTGCTGAAGCAGATAGTTGCCGAGCGGAGTTTCCTGATATTCGAGCCTCGTTCTGCTTTCGTCTCTGGAAAGACGTAAAGCTATTCAATGCAGGGGCAACTACCGACTTTTTCGACAAAATGACCTCTGCGGCGACAAAAGAGGTTGACGCGTGCAACCAAGAATTTGGCTACGCTGAGCCAGAAAAGAAGCCTCTTCCTCAAAACACGAGTGAGTGGAAAGCGGCCACACCATCAAAACCTGCAGCGGTGCTAACAATGGTGGCAACCTGCGAAGCTGCATTGAAATTTCGCCTGGGTTCATCAGCTACCTATACTCAAGTTGACCATTCCAAAGCCCAATTTCCAATGGGTCGCAGTGCATTCGCAAGCTACCTTGAAAAGACCGACGACAGCCCTTCGATGCGGGAAGAGAAGCTGAAACAGTTCGATCAAGGCGTTCTGAGACCGGTAGAGTTTTATGTCTATTTGAGCACAAACGCCATCGTCCAAAGCCGATATCAGCGGATTGAAGCGGCCTGCAGCTACGTCGGCATACAAGGTACCGACGCCGGCGCTGCCGTAGACAATGTGAGACTTACCTACTGAAGTTCTATAACCAGACCCTCTACCCCGCCTCCCGCGCCCTGATCGCCTCCGTCTCCTCCTCCACGGCCTGGCAATAGCGCCCATCCATCGCCTTCAACACAGCGATCTCCTCACGGCGCAGGAGGTTGCCGGTCAGGCGCAGCCAGGCCAGCATTTCCTGGTGGGAGAGCGGCGCCGGGCCGGAAAATCCGGGAGCCTGCGCAGAACGGAGGTCCCAGAACCAGTCCCAGAGCGCATATCCGGCCTCCGGCACTTCGGCTTCCGGACTGTCGAGTTCGAAAGCCTCGTTGCGCTCGCGCCGGGTTTCGCCGTTCTTGTCGCGCACGCAATCGTAGCGTGCGACGATCCTTACGGCTTCGGAGAGCCCTTCGGCAAGCTCTTCATAAAATTTGCGCGGTCCTCCGAGGCGCCGGCCACCTGGTCGTAGATCCAGCCGGCCTCCTCGACGACTTCGCGGGCCTTGTCGAAGGAAAGCTCGGGCTGCTCGCCCTTCCACTGCTGCTCGCCCCAATTCCAGGAAGCGATGGCGGCGGCGGCCTTGTCGAGATATTCGGCCTCGACCTTGCTGGTGGTCAGCTTCTTCTTGCGGCTGGCGAGGAAGCGATCGCTATGCTGGCGAACGATCTTCTTCACCTCGTTGCTCTCGGCCGAGCGGATCATGAGGGAGATGCCGAGCGGCTCCTCGGTTGCCGGATGCAGGAGCTGCAGCTCGAAGAGATCTTCGGAATTGACGAGACGAGAGATATCCAAGGAAACACCTTATCGGTTGGAAAATACGGAAGTGGCCGCGCGCCCGGCCTGAGCGCGCGTGGGCTCGTAAGAGCGCGTTTACGGCGTTGCGACGGGATCGACGCGGATCGGCAGCTGGTTGAGGCCGATCTTGAACTTCTCCAGATCGAAATCGTCGGAGCCGCCGCCGGGATAGAGCGGGCCGGAAACGACGCCACGCGAATAGAAGATCGTGTTGGTCATGCCCTGCGGCGCATCATTGCGCTCGATCTTGATCGCCATGTTGTTGATATTCAGCGGATCGCCGAAGGTGCGCAGGATAATCTGGCCGTCATCGTCGGCGATCGAGGCGACTTCAAGCTCCGGATCACCCGCATTGGAGACGCCCTTCTGCTTCTGCTGCACCGGCTCGTCCAGCGTATTGTAATTGTTGATGGTGGAGTCGGAGCCGAAATCGCCGATATTGCCGACCTTGCCGACCTGCACCCAGGTCAGCGCGGCATAGGTGCTGGCCGTCAGATCGGTATTCTGGGCGGTCTCGCATACGTAGACCTTGGAGCCCTTCTTGGTACTTTTGTTCGCCATGGATCATCTCTCCGGTTCAAAGGCGGTGTAGGGAATGGTGACCGGTATCTGCACGCGGTCATCCTCTTGGATCGGGCCAGAGGCCCACGGCTCGCCGCTGATCGTGATCTTCACGCCAGAGGCAAACAGCGTCTTGTTGTTGAAATGGTCGATGACTAGGCCGCTCGCATCGAGCGGCTTGATCAGCCCAGCGCCGGCCTTCCAATAACCGACACCTGCAAAAACCCGCGCTTCTGCTGCGGATCGTCGCCAAGCGTCACCTGCCGTGTGCGGTTCGGCAGGAAGGTAACAGCAAGATAATTATCCGACTTACCTTCTCCCGAAGGAGGAAAAGCGATTCCGGGCTGCGCCACCGGCAGCGGCGGCGTGAAGGCTAGCGCCGCCAGGTGATCCAGCAGCGCAGCCAGAATGAGTGCGTCCGTTGCCGTCGCCATGTATCCTGCCTGATTGTGAGTTGAAGGAGCTTTGCTTTAAGCCGTCTCGCGCACGGCCTGCTCGACGATGTCGGACCACTGCTGGGCGGCAAGCCGCACCATGCCGGCGCCCGCCTTGCCTTCGGTGCCGAATTCGACGGCAGCCGCATGGGGCGCGGTAAAGCCCATATAGATCATGCCGCCGAGCGGCACGCCGAAGATCGCCTGATTGACCGGCGCAGCATCGAAGCCAAAGCTGCCGGCAGAGGCAGGATCGGGCGACGCCCCTGCCCGCAAGACCGGTATCGCCGAACCCGAAACCCGGAAGGATTGCGCCAGAGCCCCGCCATCGTCGGGCGTGCCTTCGACAACGGCCTCGGCCAACAACCGGGACGAGGTGTGAACAACATCCTCCATCCGCCGCTTGGTCTTTTCGACCCAAGCGGAAACCGTTGCGGAGAAATCGGAAGAGCCCATTGCACCAGCCCCCTGAAATGATTCGACTTTGACGACGCGCTGTTTGAAATCCAGCATGGTTGAAGCGCCATAGCGCACGCGAATGGCGGATACGCCTCCACCTTTTCCGGCCGCGCCCAGTTTCGCCGGCCCGTCGATCTGCGCTGACGACATCAACCGATCGAGCGCCAGGAGAAATCGCACCAAAAGCCAGAGAACGAGCGCGGCACGGAAACGGGCAAAGGCGCTCACTGCCGCACCTGTAGTTGCCACAGCACGACAACTCCGCCGGGCGACAGCGGCAGCACATCGACGATCACATGCTCGACACCGGCAATCAGCAATTTATCGGCAAGCATCGGCGCAATCGAAAGCCCCGCCGTGGACAGATAAATCATCCGGTCGCCGCGTTGGATCAGGGTATCGCCGATATGCACCTGCGTATAATCGAGATCGACCAGCATGCAGGCAAAGTCCTGGTTCGTCTGCACCGGATCGTAGTCCGAACCCGAATTGGTGATGCGCCTAAGCTGAGCCGGCTGGCCGAACTTGGCGATCAACCGCTCGGCCGTGGCGCGGCTTTTGGCGTAGTCAAAGCCTGTCATCACACCACCAGAATGCCCGGCAAAACCGGACGCAAGAAGGGATAGAGCAGACCGTCGAGAATGGTCATTACCGGCCTTACCGCAGCAATAATGTCGGCTGGCGATCCTGCCACCACATATTCCGTCTCCAGTGGCCCGACCTTTTCCCGCCTGACGGCCTGTGCCGCGATGACAACAGGGCTCAGGCTACCGGACTCGGCAAGCTCGACAGCCGCCGCCTCATAGGCCGCGTAAGTAATCGGCAGCGGCACGACCTCCTCGGGAATGCTCTCGCCGTTGGCGGTGACGGCAGCCTTGCGCGGCCAAGAAAGCACCTGGTCGTAGCCACCAGCGCGAAGACCGGGAAACCGCCGTTCGTACAAGCCGTCGACGACCTGCGATCCGCGCAGCAACGCCGCCGCGCGCTCATCTTCGCCGGCCGCGGCCCAGACTGTAATGCCGCGATCGGCAAAATAAATATCGGCAGCATCGAGCGTGCCGTAAAACGATGCAGGCATGAGAACTCCGGCGGTGAATGAAGAGGACGCAGGCCCTCTCCCCGTCGAAACGGAGAGAGGAAAGATCAAATCACGCCGCAGCCGTGATCTCGTCGCCATAGGCCATGGCGGCCGGCAGTCGCACTTCCGTGCCGCCGGTGCGGGCGATGATGCCAGTTTCGAAGCTCATGATCGACTTCTGACGCGGCTGCAGCACGCGTCGCGGCATCGGCAGATGGAAGCGCAGCACTTCCGGGTCGCGGCGATAGACGACCATCCGGCCGCCGCCGTCCTGGGATGCCGTAGCAAGCTCGCGCAGCGGCTGGATATCCAGCGGCTGGCCGGTCTCCGCCGTGTAGACATTGCCCTGGCGCAGGAATTCCAGCACGGTGATATAGCCGTCGCCGTCGGCAAGCCGCTTGGTGGCGATCATACGGAAGGCCTCCGGCGGCAGGCGCAGGCTGTCCACCCATTCGACTTCGCCCGTGCTTTCGCGCACACCGCCGATCAAATCGTTGACATCGCGCAAGATCTGATCGGCCGTCTTTGCGGACCAAAGCGTTGAGCTGCCCGTGCCGTCGGCGGCGACATCGACGCGCGAGACGTTGGGATCGTTGACGAAGCCGGTCCATCCCTTCTCCGTCGAACCGATCATGGCGACGGAATTCAACAGGCGCTCGATTTTGTCGGCGGCAAAAATGGCGTTGGAGGCGTTGAGATCGAGATTGTAGAGGGCCGCCTGATTGACCTCTTCCAGATTCCATTCCCAGCCAGAGCCGATCATCGCGAAATCATGGCTCGCGCTGTCGCGGGTCGACTGATTGAAGGGCATATCCGTGCCGGCGCCTGAGAGGAATTTCGCCTCGCCTGCGCTGTCGACGGTGAAGAAAGTCGTGCCAGCGGCCCATTCGTTGCCCTCGGTGACCACGGGCACATGCAGGCCGTAGTTGAACGTGGGATAACGGCGCTGATAGATGCGCGTCTCGATATTGCGGCCCTGCGCGATGACGAAGGAATAGGCCGCCTGGGCGTCGGCGAAATGCTGTCGAACGAATTGGTTCATGGATTAGGCGTTCCTGTGCTTGAGCGAGATTTCGACGATGTCGCCATTGCCGCCGCTCGTGTCGAAGAAACAATCGGGAATGGGACCGACGATGCCGGTGCCGGCCGCGTTGACATAGGCGTTGGTGGTCGGGTTGTAGTAGACGGCGTCACCGTCGGCGACCGTACCGCCCGCCCGCACATACATCTGGCCCGAGGTCAGAAAGGCCCCGGTGATGAACTGCGCATAGCCGTCCACCTGCGTGGCACCGGGCAGCACGGTCGGCGTCAACACGGCAATGCCGAGAAACTTGCCGCCAGCGGCATAAGGCGCAACGCCATGATCGGCGAGGCCGCGCTGAGCCGGCTGGCCGAACTTGATACCGGCGGCATTTTCCACCGTGCGGCTGATCTTGTTGGATTTTTCCTCCGAAGCGATCTGCCCGTGCAGGCCCTTCTGAGGAGCGTTTCCATAGGTGGTCTGATAAGTCGCCATTGAAGCGTCTCCTTTTCGTTGACCTGGTTAGATGGGATTGGCCGGCAGATGGGCGGACTGCAGGTCACGCACCATGGCGGCATAGGCAGTGAACGCCGCGGACATCGACGTCTGCGATGTGGCGATGCCGTCCTTGACGGCGGCGGTAAAACGATCCGGCGTCTCCCGGATGGTCTCGACCAGCATGTCGAAACGAGCGTCGATATAGGCCTCCGACCGGCCCTCGACCGCCCCTTCGCCGACCTTGGCGACGACAACCGCCTTGCGGATTGCCGCATCGGAAAGACCTGATGTCTTCACATCACCGATGATCGCTTTGGCGAGCCCGATGAGAGCGGCGCGGGCTTCGGCCCGCCGTTCGATCTCTGCATCGGACATAAGCCCGGCCTTGACGGCATCCAGCTCGGCATCGCGAGTGGCGATGGCCTTCTGGTATATGACGTCGGCATCGACGAGCCGTTGCTGCAGCGTGGCGATAACCTCAGCAGCCTGGTCGCTGACCTCGAACTCGACGCCCTCGACGATGATCGTCTTTGTAGACATCGTCCCTTCCTTCTTCTGCTGGTGATCGGAAACAGGACGTGGGGCTGTGAGAGGAGCGCAGCCCCACGGTGCGGCTGCATCGCCAATGCGGACTTGGGATCCCGCACGGCCACGGCGCACGATGGCAATGTGATTGATGCGAATATTCTTCTGGACGGCGTCATAGGCTTCGCCGGCAGGCGTCACGCCGGCGGTGAAATCGAGATCGCAGACATAGCCGACAGACAGCTCCTGCTTGCCACTTTCGATGTCCTGAATGGCCGCCTCGTCGCTGACCATAAGAGGCACGCGAATGAAAATACCTTCGCCGGCAATCTCATCGCCGGTCTGGCCGACGGAGTACTTTTTCCAGTTTTCCGACGTGACCATTTCCGGCGGATGCTCGTTTGTCACCGGTCGGTGAGCCGCACTCTTCAGCGTATCCTCGGAAAAGACTTCCGCACCCGGTCGATAGACCCGTACAGTGCGCATCTCCGGCCTGCCGATCTCCGCGCCGAGATAGCTCTGAATACCTGTACGAGCGATCCGGGCATCGGCCACAAGATAGCCGTCCCCGGTCCGCCGCGTTCCCGCGACGGTGACAATGTCTGTAAAATTCATGATGGATGCCCCTTGGTCGAAATCGACTTTGGTTGATGGTGGTATGTCCGCGAACTATGAGGCGGCGGTGCTTCTCAGCGGTTTGCCCGATGCCGGGTTATGTTCCCCGTTGTTTTCAGGAACAGTCGCTGGCTGACCTACCTGGTCCAACCCGCCGAATTCCTCGATTGCCGCCTCCAGCCCCGGCAACGATCCGTCCTCGACAAACGTATTAACCAGTGCCTGCGACAACGCGTGCCGCGAGATGATCTCCTGTCCGGAAGCTGAACCGAACAAGGCTCGCGCCGCATCGGCCTTGGTCTTGAACATGTCGGCCTTCTCCTTCTCGCTCATCTGTTCCAAGGGCGCCCACGCGTAGTAGATATCTGGATCGCGGACGCCGGTTGCGGAACGAATGAGGCATTCGTCCAGGCGGGACATGGCGGGCGTGAAGTCGAGTTCCTGGATCGCCTGAATGCGATCATGATAGTTCTTCATATCGCCGTCGCCGGTGGCGTTGAGGCCCGCGGGGGATTGGCCGAGCAAGCGGGTGACTGGAATATCGGCGGCACCGGAGACGATCTGCATGAAGGCCATGAGGATGTCAGTCAGTCCTGCTAGCGGCGCACTCTTGCTATCGTATTCTTCCTCGGCATCAAGGATCAGCGTGCCGTTCACCCCCTTAATGGTGTTGGCCAGCGTATAGCGGCGCAGCACGGCATCCTCGTAGGCCTGATTGCCGATATTCGCCGAGAACTGCGGCACTTTGATAATGTCGATCTTCGCTTCGAAGACGAGGCTGGCGATATTGGCCGCCGTGCTGTCGGCATTCTTGATGGCATCAAAGGTCGCCGTGAGCACGCTCTCGCCCCAGCCGTGACCGGCCTGTCCCAGCACCCCCCCAAAATCCTCGTCCGGCGCCATGGCGCCGTTGAAGATCACCAGTCGCGACGGGTGGATCGCGACCTGCGCTCCGTTAGCGCCGGTCAGCGTGTAGAATTTCAGCCTGCCATACCATTCCGACGTCGGGTCGCGGTCGATCTCTCCCGCGGCAAGCTGACGGCGCGTCAGCACCGTCAGATGCTTCAATCCGCCTTTGCCGATGCGCTCGACATCAAGCGGCCGCGAGGGATCGGCGTCGCCGGCGCCGATGAACAAAGCCGCGCCACCGAAGAGCCGCCCCTTCTTAGACGCTTCCAGTACTTTGCCGCGCAGGTTCAGCCGGCGCTCCTCGGCCTCGATTGCCCCGATCTGATCACTCTCGGCCTGCCAATTGCGCCGTTTGCGGCAACTATCCAGCGCTGGAATGTCGACGATCTTGCGCGGCAGCCAAGAGCCACGGTAGGCGGCAATGATCTGTTCGTCGGTCAAAATTGGCTGGGCATAGAAGACCGAGGCTGCCTTGTCTCGGTCGGTCCCCATGCGAGACGCAAGGCTCACCAGCCCATCGCGAACCATCGAGAGTACGTGTCCCATGGATTATCCTTTGGCATTTATGTGATGGACTAGCCCTCATCCGGAAGGCCTAGAAATTCTTGAAGCTGAAGGAGGAGCCCAGCGCCAACTCGTTCAGCGCGTCGGCGAAAGCATCCACCTGATCGTCGAACTGCGCATTTGGAAAGGCGCAGACTTCATCGAGGAACGCCTCATTCCAATCACCACGCAACAATTTGACATTTCCAGCCTCCGCCTGCGCGGAAGCCGGCTTGGCGCGCGTCGCCTTGTCACCGGTGATGGACAAAACCTTTATTGGAAAGCCGGCAAGCAGCTTGATCTTCGTTTCGGCATCGGCCTTACCGGCGGCACCGGGATCCTGAGGCATGCGGATCATCACCGTCGGTCCGTCCTGCGTCCCCATGTTCTTCAAATTGCGCTCGACCTCCGCCGGCGACCAACGGCCACGGGCGATAGTTTCGACATAAAAGACGCCATTGGCCTCAGCCATGCGCAGCCCCACCGTCCAGTCCGGCTGGCGGCCCGGACGTTCCTTCGAGGCCGCAAAATCCCAGGCGCGACAGCGCTTCGCGCCCGCCGGCACGGCATCGACGATTTCGAAGTCGCCACGCTGGAACAAGCCGCCGGAGCGCGGGGATGGCCGCTGTTGAAACTGCCCAGCGACGGCATAGGAACCGAGGGGCACCTTATCCCGCTCCACGACGGCGCGCGGAAACCGCTCGGGAAAGAGCAACTCGCCCTCCTCCGTGCGCGGATCGGCAAACCCGATCGATGTTCGGCAACGACGCTCCGGCTCGAACTCCATCGGCAACATCAGATGCTCGTAGCCGAGCCCAAGCGTCAGGATCGTGCCGGAAACATCCGCCTCGTGCAGTCGCTGCATGATCACGACAATTGCCGAACGCTGCGGATCATTGAGCCGCGTCGGCACGGATTCACGGAAGGTGCGGATGGTCGACAGCCGTTCCGCTTCGGATTCCGCACCATCGACGGAATGCGGGTCATCGATGATCACTCGGTCGCCACGCCCACCCGTTAGCCGTGAAAACGGCACGCCCTGGCGAAAGCCGGTGCGTGTATTGGCAAAGGCCATCTCGCCTGTCCTCGTCAGCTTAACCCGGTCGCCCCAGAGCGTCTGATACCATTCCGAGGCGACGAGATCGCGCATGCGTCTGTTATCGCGTTTGGCATAGTGTTCCGAATAGGATGAGCCGAGATAACGCATCTCCGGCATGTTCTTCGGTCCCCATTCCCAAGCGGGCCACAAGACACCGCAGAGCAGCGACTTCATCGTCCCAGGCGGCACGTTGATCAGCAGCCGCGTGATCTCGCCTGACGTCACCGCCTCGAGATGTCGGCAGATCGCGTCGATATGCCAACCATAGACATAATCGACGGATGGTTCGATCACGTGCCAGGCCTCGCGGACGAAACCGACAAGCGACTGACACCGCGCCCGAATACCCTCGGCATCCTCGGCAATCTGCCGGGCGAGTTCGGCCTGCTCCGCCTCAGCCTTCCGTCTCGTCTTCTCCTCGCGGATCGCTGCCATCATCGCCGCCGGGTCCGGCAAGCGGACCGAAGAGGGATTCGAGTGTCGCAAGCTGCTCATCCGTGGCATTGGTTAAATCGATCGTGAAACTCTGGCCGCCCTTGGCCCCGTTGCTTTGGCGTTCACTTGGTTTCTGGTGAACATAGGACGCGGCGATCTTCGCCATTTCATCCCGCCGTTTCTGATCCGCCTCATCGTCGCGCATGACTTTCAGCATATAGTCGAGCGGCGTATCGCCGGCGGACACGGTCTTGCGCCTGCGGACACGCGGCTTGCGCGGCGCGACAGGCTTGTCGGCAGTGGACATGCTTTGGAATTTCCGATGGAACGTTGAAAGGAAACAAGCGGCTGATAGTGAGCCGCTTGCGGTCAACAGTGCGTCGCTGCAACTGTTCTCATCATGCCAAAACCAATACCCCAATTCTGCGCAGTTGGCGACACCCTTGATCGGTAAGGCGGCTGCAAGGATTGGGAAATCTTTGACGACGCCACAGATAATCATTTGAAATCACATCAATATATCGCATTCTATCGTCCGACGATCGAAGCAAGATTACTCTCCTCCTCCTTCGAAGCGACTTCAGCGTCAGACGAGCAAATGACCAATAAACACGATCGACATCATCCCGATCAAGATCTCTCACAGATCCACACGATACCTATGAGCGAATGGGATTCGAAGATTGACGCGGCACGGAATTTCATCTCTGCCAATCTCCCGGTCCTGCCTGTCCCTTCAATTCCGGAGATTCGCCTACATAAGGCCGGACCGCAAAGCGGCTTGTGGCGGCTTGCCGAGCAGGATCAGGAGTTTGGCTCACCCTACTGGGCGCATTATTGGGGTGGAGGATTGGTACTGGCGCGGTATCTTCTCGACCGGCCTGACGCCGTCGTTGGCCGCCGCGTGCTCGATCTGGGAGCTGGCTCAGGCATTGTCGGCATAGCAGCCGCAAAGGCAGGCGCAACGGAGGTGGTCGCGGTCGACGTCGATCCCTATGCCGTTGCCGCCATGGCGTTGAATGCCGCCGTCAATGTCGTGACACTTTTACCCGTTCTCGCCGATCTGACGAAAGGCGAGCCTCCCGCCACGGACATTATCTGCGTCGGCGACCTCTTCTATGAGGCCGCGCTTGCCGAACACGTTACCGCATTTCTTGACCGTTGCTTGCAGCAGGGTATCGAAATCTTGATCGGAGATCCATGGCGCGCCCATCTGCCGCGTTCGCGCCTGCGATTGCTGGCGGAATATGCCGTGCCGGATTTTGGCGATGCCGCCGCTGGCTGGAGACCAAGCGGAGTATTTGCATTTGAGGGGGACCCGCCGCAGCAAAGTCGGGACGGTTAACATCAATCCCAACGGCGAAAGCCCCCGGGGTTGGACCGGGGCTGAGCGCGCGAGCTTAAGCTCTCATCTTTGCACGCCGCCGATTCTCTCGTTCCAGTCGCTTGGCCAATGCCGCTAGTTCCGGGCTGGCCGCATCGAATACCGGCTTTGCGTCTTCCCGCAGCCAATGCGTCTCATGCTTCACGAGCGGTGTTTTCACCCGCTCGAGACTGCCACCCGAATTCGGCATCATCGGCGATATGCGTGACCAATCGGGTTCCTGCAGTGAGGGCGAAATTGCGAGCAGCGCATTGGCGACGCTTTGAAATTCACTCTGAATCCGCCGCTCTGCCGTTCGCCTCACACGGCCGGTCTTGCCGCAGAAATCGCGGAAGGAACCGGCGACATGGGGCGCGGCAAGACAGACCGACCATCGGGAAAGCAGGATACGGCGCTCCTCGTCCCTTACATGTGTCAGCAGCCAACCTTGCAGCACTTCTTCAGCACGACTGATGGCCGCTGCGTTCGGGCGATAACGGATGCGAATGTCGGCATGATCGGTTGGTTCGGGAAGAACATCCGGCCAAAGCGTGCGCACCTGATCCGGGCGTACACCGCGCACGTCGAGATGGATCATCGTGTCGGCAGCCTCAATGAAACGGGCACGAACGATCAGGCTTAGATCGGCAATCTCAGCCGCGCGTTCCGACAAGTCATCAAACTGCAAGGCGCTGTGGTGCATCAACTCGTTTCTCCAGTTCCCGATAGATCAAAATCCGAAGCGTCGCGCGTACCGGCCACGGCCGCCGCGCCACGGCGTCGGCGCGCAAAGCGCCAAGCGCGATATCGTCGAAGGCGGCAAGCAGATCGCCAGGCCGTTGCAACGCCCAATCCTGACGCTGAACGAGGATGTCGGAGACGGCTCCAATCGTGTCTGACCATAGTTCGTCACGATTGTTGCCGGTCTGGCGAATACAGCGCAATACGAAGACCAGATGTCCGTCGCCGTGCTGCCCCCTAATCTCCTGCATCGTGCCGCGCGCGTGGCTTTGCGCCGGGGCGCGACGGCGATGAACCGGGACCAACTTGATGCCGAGGCCGTCAAGAAGAGTATCGAGCCTGCCTTTGCTCATGGGTATATTGCCTCCCTTCCGGAAGAAAAATGAACGCGATCAGCGGCAGTTCTTGGTCATGCCACCTTCCCGTTCGCGGCTCCGGCATCGGCAAAAGGATGCTTAGGCTTGAACAGGGCGTCCGCCTTTGACATCGCCTCCACCCTCGCCCCATCGCGCAGCATCGGTGTGTTGAGATAAGCAACCATCGCCTCACCGGCCGCCGCCTTGGCCGCATCCTGGGTCGAGAAGACGATGGGTTCGCCGCGATGGTCCCTCAGGACTTCGTTCGTCGCGCGGTGGACCTTGCGTATCCAGCCGAGATGACCTCCGGCGACAGCTTCAGTACCGATTTGAAATTCATTCACGGAAACCTCCTCTGGCCGCCTCGGGCCAGCTCTTCGAATTAAATTTTAGAAGTGGTTCAAACGCCTAGCAGCAGGCCGTCCGCGCTCACGGCGCATGGAATCTCTAGCGTGGCCCGAATGACCAAAGTGCTCGACGCCCTCTTTGGTTGGCCTCTCGCTGATGCTCATCTTCGGTCATCCGGAAATGGACCAGATCTCCCTCCAGCGCTCCGCTGGCATCATGCTCTTCGCTGTCAGATATCCATGACGAAATGATCGGCTTCAGAGCCGCAAGAACACAGATCAGGAATAGGGCGGCACCGACACAGGCAAGAAAACCTTGAATCATCTCGCTCATATCGCCTTCTCCGTACCGGGCTTGCTCCCGATCGAACCGGGATCGAACATCTCCGTTGGCTGCACGTGCTCGTCGCAGCTTTCACAGTGCCGCTCGATCACCTCCGCAATCGACAATGCCCGGCCACAGCCGGGGCAGCCCCAGAAGAAGTCGAAATAACCTGAGCTCAAATCCAACTTTCGGCCCTTCCTAGTCGAGATCATACGATCACTCCCAAAACCCTTGTTCGCCGAACGCAAACCGCCTCGGCACTTCTGCCTGCAGCAAATTTCGCCACCGGCACCTTGATAGACACAAAATATGTTGTTATTAACGTCGATGTCAACATGATTTATGTTAATTATTTTGCGAGTGTTGGATCATGCAGAAATCCATGGGCGAACGACTGAAGGCGGCGCGCGAAGCCGCAAATTATCCCTCCGCGACAAAGGCGGCGGAGGCACTTGGTATCGGCCTGTCCACCTATCGGGCTCACGAAAACGGTCAGAACGAATTTGGACCCGAGATCGCCGATCGCTATGCCAAGAAATTTGGCACTACTGCCGGCTATCTTCTGACCGGCGAAGGTCCAAGGAAAGTGGAGCGGCCAGGACCACGCATGGTGGTCACTTCCTTCGATCCCGATGAACAATACAATGAGGGATTTGCCGAGGGCGGCGAAGAGCTCAGCTACAGCCGGGAGCATTGGCAGCCGAAGATCGAAGGCGCGACGCCGGAGGTGGACGTCAAACTCGGCGCCGGCAGCGGCATTGTCGGCGAAGTCATCAATCTACCCGTCGGCGCGGGCAATGTCGCTGGCCACAAGATCGTTGCGGAATGGCTGATTCCTTCGGGCTATTTGCGCAACGAGGCAAAGGCATCGCCGAACCATACCATCATCATGGAAGTGATCGGCGATTCCATGCAGCCCACCTATATGCCCGGCGACCGCGTGATCGTCGATCTCTCGCAGAACCAGATGGCGACCGACACGGTCTATGCCATCAGCGACGGCTATTCAGAACCACAGATCAAACGCCTCCAGCGCGTTCCCTTCACCCAGCCGAGCCAGGTCAAGATCATCTCCGACAACCCGGCATTGGAAACCTTTACGGTGGAATTGGCGCGGCTGACGATCATCGGGCGCATCTGCGGGCATATTGCAAGGAAGTAGGGCGGGACCGCTCTTCCCTTGCCCTTCCGCCACCCGCTTTCAGCCTACTAGAACCGAATCGGCAGGTCGCTCCTAGCCGAAACAAAAGAACATCTATTGTGTTTTTCTTCAATCAAAAGACACAACATATGTTGACACATATCGTGCCATATGACAGTTTGCCTTTCACGAGCCGGCGGCCCGAAACGGAATGAGCCCGCGCAAGTCTGGGATCTTGCGTGAAGTCAGCGAAACCGGATCGGAGGTCGG